AATAAGACGTTTACTAAGGGATGGTTTAAAAAAGGGTTTAACTGACGCTGAAAGAGAAAAGCTTGGTCTTGATAAAGATCCTGTAATAACTCCAGTTCAACCTGAACCACCAGTTGCAGAGGGTGGAGGCGATGATGGCGATTCTGGTTTTTATGGAGGTTCTGCTGAAGCTGAAACTGCATTAATTCAAGATGAAAGTCTTTCTGATGAAGAATTTTTTGAACAGTTTGAAGCAAGCCCTGCAGGACAGGCCATAGCAGAAGTGGCAGATGATACACCAGAGATGGTAAATGACGAAACAATATAATTAAAAGTAATTCCATATAACTATAAGGATACCCAGCTTCGGCTGGCCCCATCATAAGGAGAAACAAAATGGTAGAACAAACAGCAGCAGTAGTAAAAGAAGAAGCAAAGCCTATAGTGATAGACTCTGCAGCACATCGTAGAAATGCAGAACGTGCTAAACGTGATGAAGAAGAGCTAAAACAACTCTTAGAGGAACACACAGGTGACTCAGAACAGGAAGAAGAATCCAGTAGCGAAGCTGTTAAGGACACCAAAGTTCAGGCAGAGAGTGGTTCAGAACAAAAAGAAGAACCAAAAGCTGAAGCACAAGAAGAAACTACAGACGATGACTTAAGTGCAGAAGAGAAAACGTTTAAGCAACGCTATGCTGACATCCAACGCCACATGCAAGATAAAGCGGAAGAGCATAAGGCACAAATAGAAAAACTAAAAAATCAACTAGACTCAGCCGCTAAAAATGAGCTTGTACTACCTAAGTCAGACAAAGAGATAGAAGCTTGGGCTAAGAAGTACCCTGATGTAGCAGGAATAGTAGAGGCTATAGCAGATAAGAAAGCCCAAGAGCGTGCATCAGATATTGATAAGCGTTTAAAAGAAGTAGAAGAGTTACGTGTAAATGCTAAACGTGAGAAAGCTGAAGCTGAATTACTAAGTATGCACTCTGACTTTGAAACTATTCGTGCAGATGATACATTCCATGAATGGGCTAAAGAACAGCCTAAATGGGTACAAGATGCACTATATGAGAATGTTGATGATGCCAAGTCGGTGTCTAGAGTAATAGACTTGTACAAAGCAGACAAAGGTATCACTACAAAGAAACGTAACACAGAGAATAAAGACGCAGCTAAGGCTGTCAAGTCTCGTGTACGTAATACACCTGAAACGGAAGAAAGTAATACATATCTTCGTGAGTCTCAGGTTAATAAGATGTCCACTAGAGAATATGAGAAACGATCTGATGAGATCATGGAAGCTATTCGTAGTGGAAAGTTTATTTACGATATGTCTAAATAATTACTTGACAATAATAAATTCGTAAGTATAACTACTAACATGATAAGAGTGACTTAAATGTTACTCTATCGTGTGACTAACACTAAGCCACAATAAGAACTACCCAGACATATAGGCCCAGTAGCTATGAAGTCGGCCAACTGATTAGCAACACTGACTACCCTAATATGAACGGCCTCTTTCGTGGATATGACGTGTACATTTTAACATAGCCATATCTATATAAGGAGAAACATAATGGCTTTCGCAACCGCAGCAGGTTATGGCAATTTACCTAATGGTAACTTTTCGCCAATAATCTATTCCAAGCAGGTACAACTTGCGTTCCGCAAGAGTGCCGTAGCTAATGCGATTACAAACTCTGATTATTTCGGAGAGATCGCAAACCAAGGTGATACTGTTAAGATTATCAAGGAGCCAGAAATTTCTGTATCCTCATACTCTCGCGGTACACAAATCTCAGCACAAGATCTTGATGACGAAGAGTTTCAATTGACTGTTGATAAAGCTAACTACTTTGCTTTTAAGATGGACGATATTGAAGAAGCTCATAGTCATGTAGATTTTATGCAGCTTGCAACTGATCGTGCAGCATACAGACTAGCTGATCAGATGGACCAAGAAGTTTTAGGTTATCTGTCAGGTTTTAAACAGTCTGCGTTACACGCAAATGCAGGTACAGCAAATGACGTGGTAAACGGCACTAAAGCTGTATCAACTGCAGGTTCAGACGAACTTCTTTCTTCTATGAAGCTAAAGAAGGGTTCCTTTGGAAACATCACTACATCATCTGCTGATGATCACTCAATTCCATTGAAACCACGTTTAGGTGGCGCAACTGCTGCCGATACTGCAACAGCAACCCCATTACAAGTTATTGCTCGTATGGGACGCCTTTTAGATCAACAACAAGTTGATACAAGAGGCAGATGGTTGGTTGTTGACCCAGTGTTTGTAGAACTACTCAAAGACGAAGACTCACGCATGTTAAATGCTGACTTCGGTGGAGCAGGATTACAAAACGGTTTGGTATTGAATAACATTCACGGTTTCCGTATGTATACTTCATCAAACCTTCCTTCAGTAGGAACTGGTCCAGGAACAACAGGTTCGGCTAACCAAAACTCAAACTTTGGTGTAATCGTAGCTGGTCACGACTCAGCAGTAGCAACTGCAGAGCAAATCAACAAAGTTGAAACTTATCGTGATCCAGACTCATTCAGTGACATCGTTCGCGGAATGCACCTATATGGTAGAAAGATTCTTCGTCCAGAAGCAATCGTTACTGCCAAGTACAACGCAGCGTAAGGGGGGGATTGAATAATGGCTACTTATGACATGACTTCAAAAGCCACTGTTGGTGTTAATTCAGACAGCAGTGCAACAGCTACCTCTCGCCATCAAGCAATGGGAATGTACATGCGTGAAGCACGTCTTGACATTGCTAAGTTGGTTGCAGCAGGGTACTCAAACGCAGATGGAGACATCTTCCAACTTCTAGAAATTCCTGCTAATACACTAGTATTGTTTGCAGGTGCTGAAGTTGAAACTGCTTTCAATGGCACATCACCAACTGTAGATATTGATTTTGCAGCAGGTGATGATATTGTTGATGGCGGTGACGTTTCTTCCGCTGGCTTCTTAGCTTCAGGATCAAACGGTCAGGCTATGGTTGTTGGAACAGGTTCTGCTTCAACTTTCACACAGCACGTAACAACTACAGACACAATTGACGTTAAGTTGATTGCAGGTTCTGCAGATGTTACATCTGGTATCCTACGTGTTATGGCATGTTGCATTGACACAGGTGCTAGAGGTGGACGTGCGCCTGATGAAGTAGATAGAGATCTACTTGCGTAACATAAACTAAAAGTGGGGGGCTGGGAAACTAGCCCCTCTACGTACATCTAAAGGGCATCAATATGGCTACTACATATCTTACACTTGTTAATGAATTACTGCGTAGATTAAATGAAGTTACTCTAGATACTGCAGGTGATGGTTTTACAACTGTACGTAATGTACAAGCTTTAGCAAAAGATGCAATCAATAATAGTATTAGACTCATTGTTCAAACTGGACAAGAGTTTCCTTTTTTAAAAACAACACAAACACAAACACTTACTGCAGGTACTAGACAGTATAGTTTTCCTAATGATTATTCTAGCACAGATTGGGACACATTTTATCTTAAAAAATTAACTTCTAAAGATAATGCCCCTGTGAGACTAAGACCAATCAGTTATGATGACTATATTCAAAACCACAGAAATATCGATGACACAGGTAATCAAACAGATGGAGATAGTGCTCCAGTATATGTATACCAAACACTAGAAGAAAAGTTTGGTGTGACTCCTGTACCAGATGCAGCATACGAAGTAGAATACATCTACTGGTCTTTTCCCAGCGACTTAACTAATTTTAACGATACATCAGTTATACCTGATAGATTTAACCACGTTGTTATTGATGGCGCTATGATGTTTATGATGCGTTTTCGTAGCAACGAACAAAGTGCTGCTATGCATCAAAACAACTTTGATGATGGCATAAAGCAGATGCGTAGAGTGTTAGTTGATGATCCTCTTATTGTAAGATCCACAGTAATAACAAGATCTAATACAAGCACATTCGGGAGATTTATTTAACAATGGCAGATAATCTAGCCTCGTTTAAGATATTCTGTCAGGGTGGGCTAAACACTAGTAGAGATGTTTTATCCCAAGGTGAAACTGCACCTGGTTCTGCTATAAAACTTACAAATTATGAGCCATCTGTTACTGGTGGTTATCGTAAGATAAATGGATTCAGTAATGACTTTGGAACAGTAACAGGTACAGGAAGTGTTCTTGGAGTCTGCGTAGCTAACGGTATTAATGATGGCATACTAGCTTGTCGAACTCCTTCTAGCGGTAATAATTATTTACATAAATGGAATAACTCCACAAGTGCATGGGATGCCGTAACTACTTCTGGATCACCTACTATGTCAGGTGTAACAAAAGTTAGATTCACTAGATATAATTTTGGTAGTCCAAAGGTAATACTTACAGACGGTGTAAACCCTGCTGCTACATATGATGGATCAACATATACTCAGATAACACACGCCAACGCTCCTGATGACCCTAAAGTATCTGCTGTATTTCAAAATCATATGTTCTTAGCAGGTGACCCTAATGAGGATACTAATCTATACTTTAGTGCTCCTTTAGCAGAAACAGACTTTAGTGCTGCTAATGGTTCTGGTGTAATAAATGTAGGTTATCCTATAGTAGCTATAAAGACGTTTCGTAATGCTTTGTTTATTTTTGGCAGTAACAACATTCGTAAGCTTGTTGGTAATAATATTTCTAATTTCGTATTAGAGACTGTTACAGATAATCTTGGATGTTTAGCTACAGATAGCGTCATAGAGATAGGTGGAGACTTACTATTCTTATCTCAGGATGGTCTACGCCCTGTCTCAGGTACAGATAAAATAGGTGATGTAAACTTAGAAACTGTATCAAAAGATATTCAATCAGTCTTTACAGATGTTGTTTTTGATATTGACTTAGATGGTTTAAACGCTGTTGTTATTAGAGGTAAAACACAATTTAGGTATTTCTTTGCTGCTGCTGATACGCAAGGTGTTATAGGTGGATTTAGACAAACACCTAATGGACTACAGTTTGAGTATGGACAATTATTGGGTATTACAGCTACCTGTGCAGACAGTGGTTACATAGGCCAAAACGAATTTGTATTACATGGAGATAGTACAGGTAAAGTTTACAGGCAAGAAAAAGGTAACAACTTTGGAGGAAGCGATATATTTAGCGCTTTCCAAACTCCTTACTTGTATATGCAAGACCCAGAACAACGTAAAATATTTTATACTATAGCAACTTATTTACGTTCTGAAGGTGATAATGAAATATTAATGTCAGCAGTATATGATTACGAAGATGTAAATGTATTAAACCCCAATGACTTTACAATAAGTAATGAAAATGCTGCTGCCTATTATAACGAGGCTGCGTATGCTGCTGCTGATGCTACTAGTGGTGCTGTTTACGATGGTAGTCCTGCGCCTATACGAAGAACAAATGTGTCAGGATCAGGCAAGTCAATATCAATAAGATATGTTACAAACGATACAAAACCTTCACACAGTATACAAGGTTTGGTAATTACATTTGGGGTAGGAGATAGGTTATAACATGGCAGGTTATTCAAGACAATCCGCATCAACTATACAGCCTAATGAGGTCATTAAAGCTGCACCAGTAAACGCAGAGTATAACGCAATACGAGATGCGTTTGCTTTATCTGGTGGCCACAAACATGATGGTAGTTCTACTGAAGGTGCATACGTACCTCTCATAGCTGATACTGATGCTTTAAACAAAATAGCGGTAGACACTAGTAACAATAGACATGGGGTGTTTGTTGAGGTTTCTTCTTCAGCAGTTGAACAGGTTAGATTTCAAGATGGTGTAATCGTGCCTGTAACAGATAATGATATAGACTTAGGTACAAGTTCTGTAGAGTTTAAAGATTTATATTTAGATGGAACAGCTACAGTAGACACACTTCAAGTAGACGAGAACGCTACAGTAACAGGTAACCTTTCTGTAAATGGAAACACTACACTTGGTAATGCAGCTACAGATACTGTTACGGTAACTGCTGACATTGCCTCTGCTCTTTTACCTTCTGCAGATGATACACATGACTTGGGTGCTACAGGTTCTGAGTGGCGTGATTTATACATAGATGGGCAAGCTAACATAGACACTCTTGCTGTTGATGCAAATGCTACGGTGGCAGGTACACTTGTAGTGACAGGAGCTACGACACTAAACGGTGGTCTTGTTATGGACTCAGATAAGTTTACCGTTGCAGATACAAGTGGTAACACTTCTATTGGGGGTACTCTTACAGTTGCAGGTGCAACTACATTAGCTGCTACATCTTTTGGTGATGCAAACATTACCAATGTAGGAGACATAGCGTTAGACAGTATTAGTGCAGATGGTAGCACGATTACTATTACTGGTAACACTACATTTGCTGATGGTTCTTTTGATTTTAACATAGCATCTCACGATGGTACAAATGGACTTGCTCTTGGTGGTACGGTAGTAACTGCTACTGCTGCAGAACTAAACATCATGGATGGAGTAACTGCAACCACTGCTGAACTTAATATTATGGATGGTGTTACAGCCACTACTGCAGAGTTAAACATACTTGATGGGGTAACTGCAACAGCAGCAGAGTTAAATATATTAGACGGTGTTACTGCAACTGCTGCAGAGCTTAATACACTAGACGGCATCACAGCAGTTGTAGGGGAGCTTAACGCCCTAGACTTAGGAAGCACAGCAGTTGGTACAGCCATAGCATCTAAAGCTGTAGTGTTAGACTCCAATAAAGACTACACAGGTATTCGTAACTTTACAATAACAGGCAACTTAACTGTAGGAGGTACTACCACAGTTGTTGATACTGTTACTATGAATGCACAGAATGCTGTGGTATTTGAGGGTGCTACTGCTGATGACCACGAAACTACACTTACGATTGTAGATCCTACAGCAGACCGCACAATCAACTTGCCAAATCAAAGTGGTACTATCCCTGTACTAGCTGCAGTAAGTGCCACTCAAATTAGTGCTACACCTGAAGAGCTAAACATCATGGACGGTGGCACTTCTGCTACATCAACTACACTTGCAGATGCAGATAGGGTTGTAGTTAATGATGCAGGAACTATGAAGCAGGTAGCCCTTACTGACTTTGAAACATACTTTGAGTCAGCACTTGATACATTATCAAATGTAACTACAGTAGGCGCACTAAATAGCGGTAGCATCTCAAGTGGTTTTGGTGCTATAAACAATGGCTCAAGTGCTATTACCACAACAGGCACTATAACTTATGGTAGCTTATCAGATGGGTCTATAACTATTACAGGTTTTGTTGATGAAGATGATATGTCTTCCAATAGCGCAACATTAATTCCTACACAACAATCTGTAGAGGCTCGTATCCAAGCTGTAAATGGGACTGCTAATAATGTAACAGGTCTTAATGCTACAGGTGCAGAGCTTAATACTGTAGCAGATGTATCAGCAATTAGTCCTGACACTTCTACAGCAGTAGCAAACAATGATGCAATACTTATGTTTGATAATTCAGCTACTGGATTAAAGTATTTTGATGTAGACTTACTTGATACATACTACGCACAGACAAGTAAAACGCTAACAAATAAAACTCTTACTAGCCCTGTTGTGACAGGCTTACATCTTAATGACGCAGGTTTTACTGTAGAAGGTTCTAGTGCTGATGGCAATGAAACTACTATAGCTTTTACTGACCCAACAGCAGATAGAACAATTACATTCCCTGATGCTACAGGTACGATTGCTTTACTAGCAAGCCCTACTTTTACAGGAACACTAACTGCTCCTACCATAAATGCATCGACTGCTTTACAAATAGGTGGAGTAGCAGTAACATCTACAGCAGCAGAATTAAACATACTTGATGGTGTTACATCTACAGCAGCAGAGTTAAATATATTAGACGGTGTTACTGCAACTGCTGCAGAGTTAAATATATTAGATGGTGTAACAGCAACTACTGCAGAATTAAATCACGTAGACGGTGTAACCTCTGCAATACAAACACAATTAGACGCTAAGGCATCAACTGGTAAGGCGATTGCAATGGCAATGGTATTTGGATAATAAAGGAGTTTTTAAATGGCAAATCCAAATGTAGTAGCAGTCACTAGTATTCTAGCTAAAACAGTGCTAGATGCTGATGTTGCTGCAAGCGCAGTTACGTTATTAACGTGTGCATCAGATAAATTATGTAAAATTAATTCGTTAATTATAGCTAACATAGATGGCACTAACGCTGCTGATATAGACGTGTTTATTACACGATCTAGTGCAGATCATTATATAGCTAAAGGTGTCACAGTTGCAGCAGGAAGTACATTGTTGCCAATTGATAAAAACATGGGGTTATACTTAAATGAAAGCGACATATTAAAAATACAAGCAAGTGCAGCAGGAGATTTGTCTGCTGTTCTTTCATATGAAGAAATAGATGACGCTTAATAGAAAGTAGCTTAATGAAAGCTTTCGGTAATATTGAAAAAGACAGCCAGATTAGGGCAGTAGCTTCTGATGCTATATCTAGTGGTAAGCCAGTAGTTATAAACTCTGATGGAACTGTGAGTGAAGTTTCAGGAGCAGACGAGGCTTTAGGATCAATAGTTGCTGCCAATTCAATAGTCTCTGGTCAGTTTACTACTGTTTTTGATAGTTCTAACAATAAGCATGTAATTGTTTATCG